TGTGAGTCTGGCGACTAACTGCATGTTGTTGTTCATGACATTTTGCTTGTGCGCAAGGTCAGACATCTCTGCCTCTAACTTCTCGATCGCATCTTGATACTCTGCTAACTGTTTGTCAGCCTCTGTCATAAGACCCTTTAATTCTTTCGCACGTTCAGTAGCGGCAGATCGTTTGCTTTGACGTAAATCATCACCGATGTCTTGATCGCATGTCGGGCAGTGTTCGTTTTCATCGAAGAACTTTGCCTCTTTGACAACGGTCTTTACTTGAGTACCAAACTGTGTGCGGTACTTCTCTAGTTTCTGTTTGTTGACGCGAATCTTGCTCAATTCTTCCTGTACGGAAGGCAACAAATTATTGACAGTCTCAGATAGTTCTGCTGTCGCTTCATTGAGTATAGCGATATCGTCATTGAGACCTTGGATCTCTGCCTCTTTCTCTTTACGTTGTTGCGTATTGATGGCAGTCAGATCACGAATGTATTTCTTCTGTGCATTGATCTTGGTCTTGACAACTTCTATAGAATGGTTGTTGTTCTCTAGCTCGCCTTTGAGGAGAGAGATTTTCTCCTTGAGTATCACATTCATTTTGGAAAATATGTTAATATCAAGAAGGTCTTCTATCACGTCACGCCGAGAGGTTGAGTTGAGTTGCATGAATGGGATAAAAGACGACGAACCGAGAACAACAATTTGGTGGAAACTCTTGTGAGACATCTGTAGGATGTTCTTCTCAAGAATCTCTTGGTACTCACGCGCGTGTGAGCTCTGGTTGATCATACTACCATCTTTCCAGATCTCAAACTTTGCGGGTTTGATACCACGAATAATTTTATACTGAACACCATTAACAGTGAATTCGACTTCACATCTGGAGTCTTTATTATTGATGGTGTTTACTAATTGTGCTTTATTAATCTTACGATGCGCCTTACCAAAGAGGGCGAACGACAGGGCATCCAACATAGTGGACTTGCCCGCGCCGTTCTCTCCAACCACTAGGTTTGTAGGGTTCTCTAGGAAGTCGATCTCGTTAAAATAGTCACCCGTCGAAAGAAAGTTTCTCCAACGGAGTTTCTGGAATTTAATCATGCAATTTCTACGCTCTGTGCCTCGACCATCAACTCCGAAACCAATCCTTTGATTCGGTCTTTGTCAAGGTCAGTGTCTACATCTTGGATGTAATTATAGATTAAAGTTTCGGTGTCGTCAATACTTATTTCATTGTCACCTACATTCTCACCACGAAACTCACGGAAGTCTTCTGCGATCTTGAGTTCGTGGATCTTCTGTTGTTGAATGCGTTCAATATATCGTTCAAACTTCTTCATATCAGATCGGTTGCTCACGATCAGTTTGACAAACTTACCATCAAGATAAGAGAGATCTTCGAAGTAGTTGACCTGATCTTCGTTATAGTAGATCTTATGGAAGATAGACACCTCGTTAAGGATGGGCGTCAGTTCGCGCGTCTCTGTATCGTAGATGTGGAAGTACTTGGGATCGTGCGCATCGTTCCAGAAGAACTCCATCTGGGCACCAAGGTAGTGTATGTTACCCTGCGATGACTTGGTGTGGAAGTGACCGGATAGGACCGTCTCGAACCTCTGAAGGGGGGCGGTATCCATACCATCCTTACAAACAATTCCCTTGTCCATCTCGAATCCAGCAAGTTCAAAGTGACCACCGATAACATCTGCCCCACAATTGTCAAGGAAGGTATTAATTTCTTCCTCATTCTCTGGACATATCCAAGGTACAAGACCGAACTTAACACCATCGTAGTCACGCACGATCGGATCCATAAGAATGTCGACCTCGTTCATGTAGTGACCCATCAACTCTTTCAGGGAATTGAGTTCATTGGTATTTTTGAAATAGACATCATGATTGCCTGGGATGATGTCCATGTGGATGTTGTACTCACGCAATTTATCTAAGAATATTCTTCGATTATGACTGAGCGCCTTGAGATTGACCGTCTTACGATTGTCGTAATAGTCTCCAAGGTGTAGGATTTGGGTGATGTTATTTTCTAACAGATAAGGGAAAAACACTTCCGTATAGAAGCGTTCTTGGTAATCCATAAAAATTTCAGACGAATTACGACACCCGCAGTGGGTGTCATTCAATATAGCGATCTTCATAAAAAACTTAACTCAACTTATATACCGGCTATTATACTATACAACAGGGAGTATGTCAAGTTTAATCTGAAAATCTTCCGTCCTCAATGAGATGGTGTAGTCGGTGCGTGAAGATAGTCCACACCAAGCGAGGTAGAGAATCCTCTTTGTAGGTTCCCGCTTTACATTCATAAGTCCACATTATTCCATCCACTCCGATAAATCTGAGTCAACGTTAACGGCACGACGCTTACGTTTCTTCTCTTCTTTCGCATACTCTTTAAACTCTTGGTCAGCACCCTTCACTGCATCGATACGCATACGTAGCGTATCAATAAAGGGGGACGCATATTGCATATGTCCATATCCCTCACCATCATCATCAAGGAATTCAGCAACATCTGCCTCTGCGATGAACTTCATCTTTACGTCTTGTTGTTTCTTTTCCTTTTGGATCCGACGCAAGAATGCATACCATGAGATCTGTGTAAAGTAAGCAAATGCGTTTGGTTTGCCCGATCGGGTTGCAGCTTCGATATCGTAATTCTCGATCGCCTTGAGACAGTTCTCGACCGCATCCATGACCATCTCTTCACGATAGGTATAACGAACAAAGTTTGCTTTATGAGAGAGACCCTCTGCGATCTTTAGGAAGCAGGAAGCGATATAATCTGTGACGATCGGTGTGGACTCACCGACATCTTTTGCCTCTTGGGCAGAAGTACAGTACTCGACGACTGCGTTAGAAAAGTCTCTATTATTGACGTAATGTGGTCTTTCTTTAGGTTTCATGATATACAACTTCCAAATTTTAATGCGGTAATTATACCTTATTTTGACTTATATGTCAACCCAATTCCTGTATTATAGGCGACTCTTTGTCTCAATTCACTTGAAGAAAATCTATGAGATCTTTCATTAAAATAAAACTCTATTCCCCGTTTACGACCGATATCCTTTCCGGTGAAATCCTTCTCACGATATTCTTCGCCCAATATCTGAACATCCAAATTATATAGAGACAAAATATCTTCGAGATCTCGTTCCGTTTGGTATGGGATAATTTCATCGACATAACTAACCGCCCTCAGTTGAGTGTATCTTTCAACCAAAGTCTGTATGGGTTTGTTTTTGGTGTTGGGACGATCGATGGTGGGGTCTGTCTGTAGACCTACTATCAGGTAGTCACACCGATCTTTAGCGTGACGTAGAAGTTGGACGTGACCTGCGTGTAGAAGGTCGAACGTTGAACATGTGAAGCCTATTTTCATAATATTTTAAAAAAAGTGTTGACAGAATCTGATTTATACTGTATAATCTCTTTAACCAAAGGGGAGAATAGTATAGCTCTAGTTCTTAATCATTCCTTCTACGTCAGAATCCATGAAGTCATTACCACGATCCATTTCATTTAAGAACTCTTCTAAAGATAAGTCATTCTCCCATTCATCGTCTTGATTCTTGAGTTCCTGAGATTCATTATATTCTTTCATCTCTTTAATGGCTTCAGTATATTGTCTTTGCATCTCTTCAGTAGGAACGGCAACAGACATTACCTTATCAAAGAAAATGATAATAACGTTTTGAGGGCTGTCTTGATAAACCATAAACGTCTTAAATGCATAGTACTTATCACCAGTGCTTAGATCTTTTTCAATTAAGGATAACGCGTTACGGATGACAATAGAATCACCAGTTTCACTCATCAACTCGCATACCAGTTCTTCACCTGTTACTAACTTTAGGTGTTTAACCGAAGAGATTGCTTTCGACATCTTGTTCCACTCTTATTGGTTTTAAGTTTATGGGATAGATCTTATATCTAAATCCCTCTTTAGTATATATCTTAATCCTTTCACCGCTATGTTTCAGTGTAAAGTTTTTGTGACTCCTAATATGAAGATCATCAGCAATATCAAAAAGTCTAGTAGTCCGACCA